AGAAGATCATCAACGCTATTGCTGTCTTGAGCAAATTTTATTGAGTTGTCTAATTTTATTCCGCCATCAAAGTATTGATTTAATTTCATTCTCTTTAGGTTTTAATTCTCCTGTCTCCGCCACATGATTTTGATGGTTAAGAAAATGTCTGACCGCATCTTTCACAAACGCTAACTTACTCTCTCTTGACCACTGATTCATTTGTCCTGTTTTCTCTCTCTTTATTATTTCGTAAAAAGTATCTTTTAAATTTGTTAGAGCGTAATCAACACCAGCATCAGAAACTCTTGCGATATTCCTCACAAGCTCACCTTTATTAATTTCTTTTTGATGCTCCATTGAACACGCTCCATAAACAAATCGCCCTTCGCCTTTTATAACGAGGAATGGCAATGCTGGGCGACCACATTGACATAAGCTGGGGTAGTTATCTTCTACCACGCAGCATTATCACCTTCTGTTGCAGTTTTTGTTTCTGCAACTTTAGGTGTATCTTTTCCAACACCAGGAAGAATTGCTGCTTCCCAATTAGATCCATAATTGTCATCTATTTCTAAATAACCATTATCGTTTCTTTTGAGATCACAGCTTACAGTTCTACCTGCAAGGAGGTCTGTATCGGAAAAGTTATCTATACCTGCTGCTTTCGCTAACAGATACAAACTCTTTTCAGCAACTTCTTTTGCTTTCTCGCTACCTTCCACAGTGAATAATGCTCCAACTGTTATGTTGGTATCTTCCACTTTGAAATGTAACTTAAGACCAGAACCACCATTTTTATATGGCTTATGTTCTGTATGTGAATACACTAAATTATATCTACCCTCTTCTATTTGAGGTCTGTCGTCAGTAGGTTCTTTCAAACCACCCTCGAAATGTTTTGACAAATCTGCCATTTGCTTTTCTCCTATTAATTAACCAGTGTAAGAGCGAGGATCATTGATGTATTCGATAATATTATCTAACCCTTCAATAGTCTCCTCAATGCTCTCAGTAACACCGACTGGATAAATCGTATCTAATTCATAAGTTGCTCTTGGATCGTCTAAAACTTTTTGCAAAGTTCTTCGCACTCTCATAAGAGTCTTAGGAATGTCGATTGGTTTCGGTTTACCCATTATTTATCTAACAATATTTAACCATTAAGAATCCAATGAATTTTCATACGAAAAAACATCAGTTGTTTTTAATGGCTTTTTTAATAGCATCCCATTTGAGCGGTAACTCAGCAGGTAAGCTATATCTATTCTTCGCCAAGAACGCTGGACGTTCTTCAACGTGGAGAACCCTTTGACCAGTTGATACTGCTCTGGTTCTTTCACCACCTCTGCTTTTTTCCACAACTGTTCCAGTTTTGAAATCAGCAAAGCCAACGATGTCTGAGACTTCTAAATATAAAAAACCATGCTTGGCATTTAATTTAATCTCATATCTATCGTAGGCTTCTGAGGTAGGATCTTCAAAACGCTTGATTACTGAATGAGCTAACATACAGATAATCATGCCTTTTTGTTCTCGTAATTGATTTAGTAAGTCAATTATTTCCCTAGTGTATTTCAGGCTTAAACTGAAACCTTTACCATAACCAGGTTCATTAATGTCTTTGAAACCCTCAACCTTACATGTCTTATCAAAAATAATTGGCTCTAAATGATCCAATGAATCAATAACCAAAGTTTTATATTTATGATCTTCTGCAAGTAATGATTTTAGTATTTCAATTATGTCATCATAATTTTTTAATAAATCAGTATGTGCTACATCAATCACACCTAGACCATCTTCGGTCATAAGAAATATTGGTTCAGGAAACTCTGAAGCGATAGTTGTTTTACCAACTCCAGGTTTGCCATGAATTAATATTCTTGGTGGTTTTAAAGTAGCTTTAGTTTTTATATCAGCTAATGAAAAGGCCATTACTTAGACTCCTTTCCTATTATGCCAGTAGCAGTTTCATCTTCTTCAACTTCTTTTACTTCAGGAAGCATTGGTTTAAGTTTTTCAACTAACAATTCTTCATTCTTTAGTAATGAATTGAAGTGAGCTACTTTCTTAGCTGCTTCTTGTGCTTCAGCAAAAAGGCTTTGCTTTTCTTGCAATACTCCTACCAGTTGTTGCACGACTGGTCGGCTTTCATGTGTAAGGTCATGTTCAAATATGTCACGACCATCCATCGTAATTATCGGGTTGGTTTCCATAAAATCTTTCCTCCATTTTCTGTAAAATCATTATAAGACTTACAATAAGTCTTACCCTTGCAGAGCAAACACTGTTGCCCTACTACTTCTTTCGGATTTTTTTCCAGAGCTGCATCAACACAGTCTTTCAAATATCCTAAACCCCAATCTACAAGTTCATGCAGATCAAGAGTTGTTTCTTTAGCTTTACCGTTTTGAAAAATAACATTTTCATATTGGTAATCTCCACCCCACCTTGCTACCGCCCCTAAGGTGTATATCTTTAGCTGTCCGTTATCTATGACCTCTACTGGCCACTTACCTGACTTCAAATCAATCAGGCTTATCTTGTCTTTACCAATAAGAATAATATCTGCTGTACCAAATAAATGATCGTTAACTTCATGCACATAAAGTTTTTCTTCAATCAACATTTCAGCTTCCATCTCCTCTTGCTTTTTGAAAACATAGTTAGAATAGGCTAGTGCTTTCTTTACTAACTTTTCATCTATTGTTACTTCTATGTCTCCATCCTTATATTTCTGTCCTACAAAGTGTTCTGTTGGATCTAAGTCTATCAACTCTTGTTTCAAAACTTTCTCAGCCATCCAGTGACAAGCACTACCACTTACGGTCGCTTCGCTGGCAACATACGGAGCTTTACTACTCAGTGTTGCACTAGCTGGACACTTGCTCCAGAGCTTATCAAACCCTGAAGGCGACACTATTGAGTGCGAGATAACTACTCCTTATTAATAGGTTGCTGTATTTGTTCGCTCTCGTAAGCTGTCACATCATCAAAATCGTACAGCACTTTGCCACCGATTTTGTAATATGGGATTCCAATACCTCTTGAACGCCAGTTCTCTAATGTACGCTCACTTCGCTTCCAACGCTCTGCTAGTTGTCCTTGATCTATGAAATTTCGGTCTTTCATTATTTTTCCTTATATGTATTAGTAATACTTAAATGTTCTCTATTTGTTCACTTTATGAAAAAAAAGAAGTAATATCAAGTAGTAAGAGGAAAAAACTCATAATGAATTTTAATAGGAGAAACAAATATGAGTATTGATAAGATTAGACCAGAAGATTATTGGAAAGATGAACCATGTGATTTTGGCAAAAACTTAGCAGATGAAACAGAGCTTGCAACAGAGCGACAGGTTGGTGGCAGTCACTACAAAGGTAGAGCACAACCAATAGAATATATTATCAAGAACAACATTAGTTGGTGTCTTGGGAACAGTATTAAATACATTACCAGGTCTGGTAAAAAGGGTAAAAGGAAAGATCATATTAAGGACCTGCAAAAAGCGATACATTATATAGAGCTAGAATTGCAGCATACTTATAATGTAGATCCAAACGGCAAACCCTTAACAAGTAAAAATATTGATTGTGAAAAAATAGATTGGGAAATCTTTTTAGATAAGCAATATCTTTTCTACTACCAGCAAAATGTAGGTGAGATAATTTTAGATTACGATGAATGGCTTAAAGAAAATGAAGCCGATTTAAAAGAGAGGTATAAAGATGAAGGGATTGTTTAGAGAGTTTGTTACACAAAAATTTTATGACTGTAACAGAAACAAAATTAAGTATTACAACGAAGAACCATATGGATCAGTGCTTGAATACTTTAGAGCAAACAAGCACTTTTTGATAGAAAAGTTTAAAGCTAAAAGAACTTAGAGTGAAACTTACCCATCCTATTGATGTTATCAATGGTGGTTTCTTCTAATAGGTGAGCATACCTATTTGTAGTTTGGGTTGATTTGTGTCCTAACAAATCGCCCACTTCTTTTAATGTCATCTTCTCAAATGAAATACAATGACTGGCAAAACTATGTCTTAGATCGTGTAGTGTAATGTGATCTAAACCAAACTTTGCTCTAATGTTTTTCCACATACGATAAGGTGTTTTAATCGCAAAGATATATTCATGTCTTTTGCCATTGGTTCTAGGTTGTCGTTCTATAATCTTTTGTGATTGAGCATTAAGATAAATGACACGCTTATCACCTGTTTTGTTTGCGGTCTTATGTTCGTTCAAAACAATCCTATCTCCTTTGAAGTCACTCCATTTAGCATTACCTATTTCAGAAGCAGACCTTGCTCCTGTTAAGATACAAGCCCAAATGAAATCTACTGATACTCTTTTACGATGTATTTCATATCGGCTGTTTAGTTCCTTTATAACCTCTACAAGCTGGTCTTGTGTTAAGTAGTTTTCTCTAATACTTTCAGTGTATTTCTTAACCAAGTTGAAAGGATATTTCTCTGTGTATTCAGAAGCCTTTGCTTCATTGAACACTTTTTTGAACACCATTAAAGATTTATTAGCCATGCTTTGTTTATCAATATCATAGAACCAATCCTTCACTTCTTGGTGGGTAATGGTTTTTATATCTCTTGAGCCAAAGACTTTTTTTAAATAATTGTCGTATATATTTTCAAAAGACTTTCTACTTTTCAGGCCCTTAGTTTTTTCCAAATATTTAAACCATGAGTCAGCGAAAGTTTGCACTGTCATAATTTTATTATTTGATTTACCAAAAGGATCTATACCTTCTAATACTAAGGCATGAAGTTTGGCTGCTTTAATTCTGACAGCTTCAATAGGTGTGTTGATGTCAGCTAACTTGTTTTGTTTTCTTTTGCCATTGATGATGTAGGCAAAGGTATAACACGATGGATATATAAGTATGTTCGAGTCTTTGTTATCTCTTTTAAATTTCATTTTTCTCTCTCTGGTTGTGCTGTGGTTGTATTTTGCTCTAGTTTTACCGTGAACAAAATAGAAACATAGCGTATATTTATGATAACAAAATATTGAAAATTAGGTCAAGTTTTCGAGAGAAAACTGGGAATTAATGGTGAGCCCTGCAGGATTCGAACCTGCGACCCATTCCTTAAAAGCACTGTGATTCAGCACCTTTAAGCCCAGAAATAAGCCAAAAAAAAGACCTCATTTTCTTTGGTTGTTATCAGGTAGTTCAATAAACTAAATGTCGTTTTCTTTCAACGCATTTATAATAGTGATTGATCTTTCTAGGGATTTTCTAGGGTTTACTTCTTTGATGTAGTCTAATTCTTTCTGCCAGGTAGCATTTAAGTTTCTGTTAGGTTGGAACTCTATTTGGTCATAGGGCAGATAACAGAAAGCAAATATATCTACTTCGTTTTCGTTGTAGTCTTTCTTGGTTCTGTTGACTCTCTTCTTAATATCCCATCTAACCAATTCTTTGTTTCTGTGGTGAAAGGTTGATTCAGATGTTTTGACTTGGATCTTGTATGGGATGTCATCTTTCATAACCAAGAAATCGTATCTGGCTGTTGGATTGGGTTCAAAGATTTCGTCAAAGTATTGGAGTAGGAAGTAGGCAGCTAAGTGTTCGCCAGACCGCCCTACCTTATAAGTTGACATTATTTCATTGAGTCTAACAACAGTTGTTGAGTTTCTGGCACTACTGCTGGCTGTAAGAATTGTACACCTATTTGTGGAGCAAGTTCTTGAGAAGCTCCACCAGGCAATGATTGTGGTAAGAAGTTTCTAAATCTTTCCATAAGTCTTGCCATAGCAGATTTATTATTACCAACCGCTTGTTTAACTAATTCTTTATTAAATGGTTGTGCTAAAAATCTATTAACAACATAAAGGAGACCAACACCAGCAACACCTGAACCAGCACCAGCAGCTCCTACAACTGCACTTGGCCCAAGACTTGACGCTGCTCGCAAAGCACCCGATCTCATTATAAATGTATTTACATCTGGTAAGATTTCTGGGAATTGTTTTATTGCTCCCAAGAAATTTTCTAAATCTTTAACGCTAGTATTTTTATATTTTTTAAGAAGTTCTTTTGTTGCTTCATAATTTAAAGAAGATTTATTTGAAAAACCAAGTTCATCATATAGTTTAGTAAAGTTTCTTTTGTCTGATCTTATATATTTGGTAAATATATCATCTAAATAGTTTGCTGCTAAAACATCAACTTGTTCATTACCAATAAGTTCTCTTAATTCTCTAATAGCTTGAGGGCTTTTATTTTGACCAAAAGCATTCTTATATAAATCTTCTGCTTTCTTAATTGGTGGTTTACCAACACCAGGTCTCAATGCACCTCTGCCGACAGTCTTTTGAAACTCTCTACCAAGACTTGTTTCATCAACAAATTTCATAAAACTTGCAAATTGCTCGTCTGCTTGCTGATACAATCTACCAGCTTCATCGCTTGGATTTTTTAATTGTTTACTAAGTTGTTTTTGTAACCTTAGAACAGCTTGATATGCAGCATTGTTAGGAATTTGACTTCTGGCTGGATCGTATTTTTTAGCCAAGTCAGTAAGTCTTGTATCTAAAGCATCAATATCTTTAAAAGCTAATTTTTTATCTTTTAATTTTTTGATTTTTTTAAGTGTTGTTGTTACATCTTTTGGCATAACTGCAAGTTTACTTTTTTGTTTAATTGTGTTGTTTGCAATACTAGATATTATTGAAGCATCAAAGAAATCACCTTTAGCTATATTTAAATCATCAGCTTGCTTGTAAAGTGCTTGATACGATTTTCTCCATTCTTCAAATCTTTGTTTGCCGAACTTACTAATTAGGTCTGATCTTTCTGATTCTGTTAAAGGCTTATCAAGTTTTGTTCTTTTTTTCAAAGCAGCATCAATTTGTTTAAATGACTTTCTCATTTGATCTAAGCCTGGTTTACCAACCAAAGGCATACGACTCGTAAGACCATAAGCTCCTTGTATTAAAGGTGATGAACTTGCTTGACCAACAGAAAGTTCAATACCTTCTTTGCCAAGCAGATTTGCTTTGGCTACAGCATCATCTGTTATACCTAAACCTTTTTCGACTACACCAACTGATTTATCTGCACTAGGAGTAGCACCTTTAATTTTATTTGAAGCGTACTTGCTGCCACTTTTAACACCAGATACTATACTTTTTACTGCTGCTTCTAGGGGTTTTGCAGCATAAGGAGCTGCTGCTGTTAAAGCTCCTGATGTTGCTCCTGTAATACTTGCATCAATAAATCTTTCTTTTGTGCTTGGAGATGGCATATCAGGTGCAAGTAAATCACCTAAATAATCATAAGCTAATGAACCCGCAGCAGTACCACCTGTTGCACCTGCTACCGCACCAGGAAGGCTTCCTGCAATCGCACCACCGATTGTTCCTGCAATACCACCACCTATTTCAAATGCTGATTCTACCCAACCAGGCAATCTTCCTGGATATTCATTTGGATCTATTAAACCAAGTTCAATACCAGCTTCTCTTGTTTTAGCATAATAGGCTTTTTTATCTATTTTGCCTTCTCTAAGTAAACGAGAACCGTCAAGTTTCACTTGATTAAATATCTCTTGTGCTTTTTCTTTATCTTTAAGCTCTTGAAAAGTAGCCATGTTTATTCTTCTAAATAAAAGTTATTGTATTTACCTGTGGCGAAAAAATTTTCATTAGTTGGTTCTAATGAATTACTACCTTTATCTGGATTTAGTCCTAAAACAGCAGCATCTAATTTTATTTCTAATGATTTTGCTTTTATTAATTCTACTCTGTATTTTTCTTTAATAGCATCAGAATTACTTTCACTTCTTATTCCTTGTTCCAAATAAGCTATTCTTGTTTTGGTTCTATCTAAGAAGTTTGAGTATTTTTGGTAAGCATCAGCTTCAGATGTCGCTGAATTTTCTGGTATATTTTTTTTAATTTCATTTAACAACAACACATTTGGTCTGCCTTCATAATCATTTGCTAAAGTTGATAAAATTTCTAAATTTAAACTATTTCTATCTCTAATAGCAGCAGCCGTTTCTGGTGCAAAGTCAGTACCAGCTAAAAATCTACCAGGTACATTTATAATATTTTCTTGCAAAGAATCAAATGGGCCAAAGGCTTGAGATAAATTTGCATAATCATCTTGAACTTTTGTTTGTTTAGTTTGTTCAGCAACAATATCATTAACTTCATTAATAATACTTTCTGATGTTGGTGGTGATTTTTTAAGTTCACTAATATCATCGGGATCTAAACCCCCAACAGCTATTGCATTTGCTTCATCTGGTGTATAACCAGCACCAAGTAAAGCATCAATTTGTTTTTGATCTTCAGATGGGCCAGTAAGTTTTAAAATTTCATCAACACTTAAATCTGTGCCTGTAAATAAAGCTATACTTCTTTCATCAAATCCTGCATTTCTATATGTTTCAGCTTCTCTTTGTTTTTGTAAAGCAGTGATCTCAGCATTTCTAATTGATTGTAAAGCGTTGTAACCAGCAACAGGACCACCTAAAGCAACAGCTTCGTTGTAAATTGCTCGCTGATCTGGAGACATATTAGCTAATGCTTCTTGCAATTTAGCTTCAGCTTCTCTTGCTTGCTGTCTTTGCAATAAATTGTTTTGCATAATATTTGCTTGTTGATAATTACCAGATTGTTGGGCGTTAATAATGCCAAACCTTGCAGCAATATCTTCTAATGCTTGTCGTCTTTCTTTACGCTTTAGCTCTTTTGCATTTTTATCTATTTGTTCTTGATTAATTTGTTGAGAAACATTTGACATATTATTCATTAGTTGAGGGTTAGGTTGTAGGCTGTTTACTAAACCTGACAGCCTAGCATCTTGAAACTGGTCAAAAGAAACAGCATTGTCGATTGGTAAACCGCCCATTATTGCTTGTCTAAATTGTTCGTATGGATTGCTCATTTTTAGGTTGGTCTAAATAAATTAAAAAAATCATTTGCAGCGTTATAGGTATTAATGCCTGACTGGAATTGTCCTAATAATCCTTGTTGATTAGAAGAAGTTTCCGATTGTCCAGGTCTCATGCCAAACACTGCACCCTGTAATAAACCAAGTTGTTGTGCTGGATAGTTAAGACCTCTCAAGAACTCGTTGTAACCTGCATCCATAGCTCCTTGTTGTAAGCCTTGTTGTTGTAAACCAATATTAGATAGAAAACCTAAGTTTCTATACTGGTCGCCTAGTAAACTTTGGTTAATACCAGAACGGAAGTTTCTATCTGCCATAGCATTATTAACAGAACTATCAAAACCTTGTCGTCTTAAATTAGCTGCAAGATTGCCTGCTCTGTCTGCAAAGTTTCTATTTGTTTCTGCTTCTAAGACTGCTGAACGAGATCCACCAAAAGCACCTCTGCCGATGGCTGCATCTTGGTCTGATTGTATTTGTAATTGTCTCCCTCTATTTAAGTCAGCCATAGTGTTATCTATAACTTGTTCTTGAAATGGATTATAAAAAGAACTTACGTTTAATGGTTCTAGGCCCATGTCAGCTAATTGACCTCTAGGATCAAAAGACATTGATTGATTAAACATATTTCTAGTTGCATCAAAGCCAGCTAATTGGTCTGGATTAAATCCTGCAACTCTTGCTCCTGTGTAGGGTGTAAAAGGTAAAGCGGCAACTCCTTGTGCCCTTCTATACAAATCATCGTATCTAGCTTGTGTTTGTGGGTCTAATTGAGTTGTTGTTGTTTGTTTGTCACCGCCACCTTTAGTAGCTGCATATAATCCTGTAGCTGCTGTGACGAATGGTAGTGCTTGTGGCATTTTATATATCCTTACTTATTAAATAATTTTTTTTAAAACCAAGATGTTTAAGTTTCCTTATCCATCCTTTCCTGCCCCCTAAGTAGAGACGTTTAATTCCTATATCTTTAGCAAACTGTTCAATGTTGGATAACATTGATTGTAGTTCTTGAAATTCTCCTCCAGCAAAATGTATGTTCATTGCTTTGATTTGAGGAAAATCAACTATCTGAGTTATTATAGCACTATTTTTGCCAGGCCATAAAGTAAAAAAGCCTTGCCTAAGAATTTCTTCGACATCTTCTATACTGTATTCGTCTTGATATTTAACCGCTTTTTCTATCCAAGGTTTACACCTTTGCCACTCTATCTCCCACGGCTCTAGTATTTTAGACTGTTGCTGCGGCTGAGAGAGTTCCGTCATCTGCGACACTAACTTTATATTTTGTTCCATTTGGACTTACTAATACTAATTCTGTTTGATCTCCCCCACCTACTTCTATTCGCTCACCTTTCTTAAAAGATAAACCATCTCGGTATTCTATTTCAGAGACTAAATAATTTTGGTAATCAGAATCAAACTTGAGTAGAGGTTTACGAAGTGCTCTTCTAGCCATTATCTTTTACCTCTTTTCTTAACGTCTAATCTAATCTTACCAACTTGGAATGGTTGTGAACCATCCCCTGTCACTTTCATTTTAACTTGTCTAGCGGTAAATCTCGCATCGGTATAACCATCATTATCAAATGTAAATGTGCCAAAGTTTGTTTCAGGGCCAAGTGGAGTAAACCTACCTTTAAAACTAATAGCAACACCTGGTAAGGTGGTAGCTTCTTCATCAGGTAAAACTTGACTGCACTGCACATAGTTATCGCCCATACCAATTTCTATTGGAGCTGTTTCACAGAAAGGTACTTGAATACCAACATTCTCAGAGTTGACTAGAGCGACATCGCTTTCATGTTCATAGACATTACCATTGCTATCACAAGCAATCGGTAAGTCAAAGACACCTTGATCTATCCAACAGGATCTATCCATTGAACCAATAGACCAGACATTATCAACATAGTTCCAAATGACATATTTGTTAGGTACTAAAGAAGTGCCAGTTGGGAAAAAGAACCACATTTCATTGTAGTTCGAGTTATGACCAGCACAAGATGTTGGTCTATAAGTGTAGTTTATATTGTCATATATATAGTCATGTACTTCGCATGGTATTTCTTTAACTGAACCATCAAAGATAAAGAAAGAGTTTTCACCCATCCAGGCTAAGAAAGCACCAGCCGTTACGATGGTTCTAGGACTTATCGCTTTACAGTTTGTGCCAGCATCTTGAATACCATATATAAAAGGAGAGCCAGTGTAATACATTCTAGCAACACCAGTATCAGTAAAGATAATGACATCTGTTTGCCATTTCAAAGCTGATAGAACTCGACCGCCTGTTGGCACAATTAAATCACCTGCTGTATTAGTTGCTGAAGCTGTCCAGGTATTTAGTGTTTCTCTTGATGACCAAGCAATCTTTCTAGGATCGCCACCTGCTCCTAAAGCTACAACGTGTCTTTCATTGGTAACTAACACACCCTCACAGTTTGTTGGTGCTCCTGTAACAACACTAGCTATGGTAGCTGGGGTATTAGGATTCCATTCATATATTTTGCCGTCAGAAGGTGAACAGAATAAAAGTATTTCACCAAAGTTATCAAAAGAGAAAGTAGTAGTATCAAAAGATAAACCTGATTGTGAACGAGCATCACCAAAATCTTCTTGACCAAAATGATAAGCACCAAAACCAAGTGGTGATAAAGTGTCATCACCTATAAAACCTGTTGGCGTAATGTCATACCAGACTTCTTCGTAGTAAATTAAAACACCGTTTCTTGTACCAACCGCTAAAACTTTTTTACCATCGTTATCGTAGTAAGCATACATTCCTGTTGGTGTGGCTGTTAAGACAACTTCTGAAGCACTTGATGTATGTGTTGAAGTGGCAGCAGTGCTTGGCACATTTGTTTGAAATGTATTGATAGTAAATGTTGTGGTGCTTGGTACGGAAGCAATCGTGTAAGTTTGATTTATTTGACTAGCTGGCATCCCGCCTGTTGCAGCAAAACCATTAAGATTAATGCTCGCACCAACCAATGCTCCGTGTGCGGTAGTGGTAGTGATAGTAATAATAAAACTACCAGAGGTGGTACTAACTGTACCACTTAGTATTCTGCCTACTGGATTTTGTCTAAGTTTATTCCACCCCTTGATTGGAGTGAGATAGCCGTTCTCAAAACGGACTAAATCCCCATCAACCCAACGACCTTTGTTAGCATACTCAGTACCGTTCTTAACGATACCTGCTGGTGGAGTTACGGGGATTAATGCCATTCACTTAACTTCCGATATGGCCTGTTACGACTTTTGGATCTATTAAGTCAGCAATTTGTTCTGCTAGGTTATCTTTTAAGTTCTGAACTTCTTCTTCACCCATTACACCTTCAACCCAACCAGTAACAATTTCATTGGTTAAGTCTGCGTAAGGGATAAAGTTTTCAATATCATCTACATTTAAAGATTGTGAACCATATACGCTTGCTGCATAGAAATTATCTTCACTGTCTTTCTGATCGCTGACAGCATTGATTCTCCAATGCACATTAAATACCACATCTGAGTGGTCGTCTTTTTCTGGGTAATAGTCAACTGTCTGACAATCCCAATTATATTCTATAGCCATTTTAGTTTACTCCTTTTAGTTGGTCTATTTCACTTTCTAGTGACTCGATTTTTGTTATTGCTTCTTGTAGTGCTGCGGTAATTAAAGGCACAAGTTTAGATTGGTCAATACCTTGCATTTCTTCACCGTCTTTTTCACCTGTAATTGCTTCTGGTACTATAGGCGATACTTCGTGTGCAAAGAAACCATCTACTTTTGTATCTGGCTCAGCTTTAAAATTAAACCTGTATGGTTGTAATTGTTTTAATCTATCAATACCATTTGATATGGATATTTCATTTTCTTTTAATCTGTAATCTGATGAAGTGTTGTAAGATGTTGAAGAAGAATTACTTCTAATACTACCAACTCCAGTTCCTCCACCTCCGCCAGTTTTAAACTCAATCATGTACCTATCTGATGAACCAGTAGTTTGGTTATGAATTACAATAACCTCTTTACTGCTATTTTGCCCAACAAAACCAGCAGTATAATCATCTCCACCATGAACTGAAAAAATTCTATCTACACCAGACAAACTTGCTGAACCACCGCTTACAAATACATTACCACTACTATCAATAGTCATTCTATTAGTGTTATTAGTTTTAAAATTAATTGCACTACCACTGGTTAAACTAAGATTATTATCATCATGGGTGTAAGCAATTTCACCAGCATTATCATCTTGAGGATCGCCAAACTTAACATAGCCACCAGCATCATTAGCTGTTAGGATTGATAAACCTGCATCACCTGTATTTTCTATAACTAATTCGTCAGCATTAGAACTTACACTAGCTCCTGTATCAGCTATTTTAAGATGTAGCCCAACTCCCAAGTCTTTGTTTGATAAACCAGAAGTAGCGAAATAATTATCGGCTGCTGTAGTTACACTTGCGAATTGTAATAAACCCTCTGTACCAGATAAACTTGTTAGTTTTAAAAATTGTCCTGCTGTACCTTGAGAAGCGGGTAATACCAATGAATAATTAGCACCACCTGCATCGTTTGGAGCTTTGAGTGCTACATAGTTATCAGCACCACCAATAGCTTCAAAAAATCTAAGTTCGTTTTGAGATCCAGTTAATTGAATTGTACCTGTCGCTGTTAATGTACCACCAACTTTTAAAGTTTTGCCAGAGCCAACTTGTAGGCCCAC